TCCAGAGACCTTTGCAAGGTCTTAGCGGAGGGTTCGATTCCCTCACTGTCCACGTAACCTTTAACAGATTCCCAAACTATCAAAGGATCGTTAGTTAAGGTTCAATGGAAACATGGCTGAGTGGACTAAGGCGCTGGACTGCTAATCCAGAGGGGTTCTTCGGGACCCCCGCAAGTTCGAATCTTGCTGTTTCCGCTTTGGAAGATAGTGTCCGTTGGTGGACAAGCAGCCTTGAAAGCTGTTGCCGGGGTAACACCCGAGGGTTCAACTCCTTTATCTTCCGCCAGGGGCTAGGTTCTGTCGCGGTACCTAGCCCCGTTAAACCGCGACACGCGACGAAGGATAACATGAATACAACTGATGCAGGTCGTCTGGGTGAAGCTAAGGTAATCGCTAGACTTACGGAGCTTGGTTGGTACCTATTCTCTGACTTGTCAGGTAAATGCCCCGTAGATCTCCTTGCTTGGAAAGATAACCAGGTTATTCGAATCCAAGTAAAGACCAGCGGGTATTCTCCTAATCAGGGAAGTTATGAAGTTAAGCTCTCTTCCATCAGACCTAACCGCACAGGTAACACAATTAAAAAGCTTGACGCTAACTCCATCGATTACCTAGCTATTTATCTGAGTGAACTTGACGAGGTGTGTTTCGTGCCTTCGGAACAACTAGGTGCTCGAACTACCGTAGCTATTAAGGTAGGTCCCGGAAGTCGGTCCAAATTTGTATTGGAAGATCTGTTAGAATTATAATGACAAATGTGCGTAGCATAACTGGCAATGCAGCGGTCTCCAAAACCGTGGGGAAACCCTATGTAGGTTCGAATCCTACCGCACGTGCTCAGGGGCTGAATCGGTTTCGACTGCTGTGAAAACCGCATGCGGAGCGCAGCAGCACGGGAGTTCAATTCTCCCCAGCTCCACCCTTAAGAGAAGGGACTGAGGTGACTCAGCTCTTCTCTTTTTTGTATGAGACGTCCTATGACCGGGAGACCACGTGACAGCATATCTGATGAACCCGGAGACGGGTGAACCGTACAACGCAGAGACCTTTGACTGGATGCGGTATCTGGCAGATCGAGTACCTGATACTCGTATGTTGGAGTACTCGGAAGGTCGAAAGGTTCTGACGCGTCTGGATCCGCTGCTGTTTGGAATCATCTATGGTCGAGAGGTCATCACCGGAGACGACGGGTCGATCAGCTTCTCTGATCTTCACTTGGAGCTGTGTAGAGGTGCTCTGGAGAACTGGGTGTTCCCCAAGCCCCTGATGGAGGACCGACACGTCTACGTCGCTCCTCGTGGCTGTGGTAAGTCTTCATGGGCCTTCAAGCTGGTCCCGCTATGGGCTGCTGCGCACAACCACAAGAAGTTCATCGCCGCGTTCTCCAGCTCTGCTACGCAGTCTCAGACTCACCTTCTAGGTTTCAAGAGGATCTTGGACTCCAACCCTCTGATCCAGGAAGACTATCCGGAGTTGTGCAAGCCCGCTAAGAGACCCAACGGAAACTCCATCGCGGACTCTCAGGAGATGTACTATGCGGAGTCGGGGTTCACGATCGCTGCTAAGGGTTTGGACTCGGGGGTTCTGGGTCTGGTCAACCCCAACAACGAACGTCCCGACGTCCTACTCATGGACGACGTCGAACCAGACGAGTCCAACTACACCCCGTACCAAGCGGGTAAGAGACTGACTACAATTCTAGACACGGTGCTCCCGATGAACTTGGGAGCTAGCGTGGTGATCGTGGGTACCGTGACGATGCCTGACAGCATCATTCACGAGCTGGTACAGACTGTTGTGTATCCAGAGAACCAACCTTCAGAATGGATCCTGAGTGAGAAGTTCCGGGTCCATTACTTGAGACCTATCATCGATAAAGAAGACGGTACTCGAAGATCGATCTGGCCCGGTAAGTGGCCTTTGGAGTTCCTGGAGGAACGAGAACACACCCGCAGCTTCAAGAAGAACTTCTTGAATCTTCCTCTTGCAACGGGTTCCGAGTACTGGTCGTATGAAGATATCAAGTATGGAACGGTCGATGCGACTCGCGTCCTTCTTCAGCTCGACCCGGCTGTGACCTCGAAGAAGACATCAGACTACTCTGCTTTTGCAGTCATTGCTTTTGAACCTCCCGGTGCTAGGGGAACTTCCGAAGGCACCTTGGAAACCAATACGAAGGCTCGTTGTGAAGTTCGTGATATAATTGCTGTGAAACTTCCTCCGGAAAAGCTGAGAGAAAAAGCTTTGCAGATTATTCAGAAGTATCCGGAGATCGGTGCGCTCCGTATCGAAGCTAACCAGGGTGGGGACACATGGAAGTCTGTGTTCCATGACATGCCCATTCCAGTTGCTGTTCATCGGGAACACATTCCTAAGGACACGCGAGCTATGCACCTTCTCAACCATTATCAGCGAGACCGGGTGTTTCATAGAAAGCACTTTCCATCTCTGGAGAATCAGATGTTGTCGTTCCCTAACGTGCACCATGACGACCAGATCGACGCGGTAGGAGCTGGGGTTGAATACTTCCTCCGACCCAAGAAGAAGGCTTCGGCTCGGAGCACCACATACCTTAGGTAAGGGGACTCATGCACGACGGAACATCCATGATGGATGACTTCAATCCGAACAAGGACCTTGAGCACGGTCTCAAGGCGCTTGTTGAAGCACTACCAGACTATGAGCGAGCTGAGAGATACTTCAGAGGTCGAGAAGTCGAGAAGTACACGACACCACTGTTGCGCATTCTGCTGTCCGGAAGCGAGGTCGACTTCAACGTCAACCTAGCGGGCCGGGTTGTTACGGCTGTTACAGACCGTCTCGGGATCTCAGCTTTGAACGTTACGGTCGATGGAGAGATCTCCACGGTCGACGCTTATTCCAACGAAGTCGAAGGGTCCAGCGGCAACACCGTGTCCCAGGTTCTGAATGAACAGGTGTGGCACGAGAACGAGCTGGACCAGGAAGCTCCTGACATCCACGAGAAGGCTACGTACTTCGGGGACTGCTACATCTTTGTGTGGCCCACTGAAGACGGCGGTGTCGAGCTTTACATGAACTCACCGAAGACTACTCGGTTGTTCTACGAGTCGGATTCCCCTCGTAAGAAGCATTTCGCTATCAAGCGGTGGGTCGATACACACGAGTACACTCGCGTCAACCTTTACTACGACGAGTGGATTGTCAAGTACATCTCTACGACTCCCAGGGATTCGGGAACAAACTCGCAGGGGTTCCGAGCATACACAGAAGATCCAGACGTCAACAACGACGGCATCATGGAGAACCCGGTTGGTGAGATTCCGATCTACCATTTCAGGACTTCTCGACCATACGGACGTCCGGAGCATTACAACGCTTACGGACCACAGGACGCTATCACCAAGCTGGTTCGTACTCAGATGACGATCACGGACTTCGCAGCATTCCCGCAACGTTGGGCTCTGACCGAATCGGATACGACAGGAGACGACGATCTTGACTGGGGTCTGGACGAAGACGAGTCTCCGGAAGCTAAAGAGTCGAACATGACTTCTGGTCCGGGTCGTGTCTGGATTCTGGACAACATGAAGTCGGTAGGTCAGTTCCAACCCGCTGATGTGGATCAGGTCTTGAGACCTATTGACAAGTTCATCGAACTGATGGCGTCTACCACTGGAACACCTTTGACGTACCTACACAAGGTTCGGGGTACTTCTTCAACTCCTCTTTCGGGTGAGTCCCAGAAGCAGACTGACGTCATGCTGATCAAGAAGATCGAAGCTCGTCAACGTTCTTACGGAGCTACGTGGCGTGAAGCTTTGTCAGCGGCTCTTAGCATTCTCGGATTCGAAGCTACCGTTACTGTCCAGTGGGATTCCCTCCAGTTCCAGAATGACAAGGAGACTTGGGAATCAACTAAGCTCCAGCAAGACTCCGGAGTTCCTGTTCGACAGACTCTTCTTGAGCGCAGCTACACGCAGGCTCAGGTTGAGGCGTGGGGGTACACAGAAGAAAACCCTAACGGTACAATTGTTGAAGAGGATCCGAATGGCGACGTTTAGTGCGGATGAACGCAGAAGATTTGCTAGACAAGGTATCGCGATGCCCGATGGATCGTTCCCGATCCCCAATCGGGAATCTCTAGAAGACGCGATTCATGCAGTAGGTCGAACACGACCTAATACACCTCAGCAAAGAGCTAGGGTGCGCAGACACATTATCAAGAGAGCACGTGCTTTGAATGCTATCGGTTTGATTCCGGACACCTGGAATTCAGACGGTACTTTGAAGGACGGGACTTCTTAACAACCAACTACCGGGAAGGACTCGGATGAGTATGAGTGACAAACCAGAAGACCGCATCGAAGATCTCGACAAGGAGATCGAAGAGGTAGAGGACGAGCTTGACGAGGTTTCCGAAGAAGAGTCGGAATCCGCTGAGGACAAGAAGGACGATCGGGTCTACACCAAGGCTGACATTGACAAGGCTGCGAAGCGTCGTCAGGCAGCGCTGAAGAAGGCTCGTGACCTTGAGAACGAACTGAAGACCCTGAAGGCAGAGCACGAAACCGAGTCTGACCGACTGGTACGTGAGGCTGCTGAGAAGGCTATTCAGCAAGCGGAGGACACGTACAAGCCCGCTCTGGTTCGCAAGGAGCTTTTCTACCAGATGGCTACTCTTGGTCTCTCGAAGGATCAGATTCCGGATCTTGTTGACCTGATCAAGATGAAGGAGATCGACATCGATGAGGACTTCAATGTTCTTGGTGTCGAAGAAGAGATCGAGCGATTGAAGAACAAGTTCCCCCGACTATTCGAGACGGACGAACCAGACCCGGATAAGCGTGAGAAGAAGGCTCCTCGTAAGCGACCTGTTCCTAAGGGGGATGGGGCTGACAAGAAGGCTCCTGAAACGAAGACTACGGCTGCGGATCAGATCCGAAACCGTCTTCTGAAGATCAGCTAGTACAAGATTTGACAATTGTCAAATCAATGTGATATGATATTTATATGTATTGCCCCTGCGGATGTAGGTGGCGGAGGAGACTCTGCACTATAACCGCAGGGGTTTTTAGTTGCGGTGGTCTCCTTAAGTAGAACCAACTACGCCCACAGGGGCAATCCCAAGGAGAAAGAAGAGACATGAGTCTTACACCAGGCAACTACGAAAACTGGATCCCGGAGGAGTACGACAGTGACGTCCTCCGCGCGGTCAACGAGAACTCCGTCATCGAGGCTGTCGCTCGTCGCTACCCGATGAGCAGTGACACCAAGCAGATTCCCCGCTCAGGTGGAACTTCTGTCAGTGTCGTTCCCAAGGGTGGGACATACGGTCAGAGCACTCACGAGGCTGACGCGGTCGTTCTAGTCGCAGTCAAGTTCGGTGACGTGCAGTCTGTCAACTACGAGGACCTTCAGGACCCTTACGTCAACGTCGTTCAGCAGATCCAGCTTGACTGGGCACGCAGCTACGCGCTGACCCTGGACAACGCTGCTCTTGCTGTTACCGGTGACGCTAACGGATCTACCCGTCCGTTCAACTCGGTGTACTTCTCAGTTCGTCAGAGCAACTCGAAGACCAACTATGTAGCCGACAGCAACTACGTTGCTTCCGCTTCTGGTGGTGTGACATACGACGACCTGAACGAGGTTCTGGGTAAGGTTGAGCAGGGTGACTTCTTCGCAGAAGCTAACATCCGTGTTCTCGCACACCCCGCTTACCGACAGACTCTGCGTGGCATCAAGGACAACGAGGGTCGTCCGATCTTCATCGAGACTACAGACACTGGTCTATCGGGTGCGCAGGCTCGTGCAACACTGTTCGGTCACCAGGTTATGTGGTCCCTGGGTGCTCGTACCTCTGCGGAGGCTACGGACGCGCCTGAGGGCAACCCGCTGCTGATCATCGCTAACGCCAACTTCCTGGCACTGGGTGTTCGCAGTGGTCCTGAGTCAGCTACCTCTGGTGCTGACGAGGGTATCGGATTCCTGACTGACACCGCAGCCATCAAGATCCGTTCACGTCGCGCGTTCGCTGTAACCCAGGAGCACGCTGTGGCTGTTCTTGAGGACACAAGCGCCTAATCAAGGCATAACTAGTATCAGGAGGATACTATGGCAGTTATCGAACCAGACGCAGAAGACTTCGATGTCATTGCTCGCATGGTGATGTTCGGTCCGCGTGGTACACGACTACAGGTAGTCAACGTTTTCCGAGTTGCTAACAGCAAGTCGGCGATCGAATACCTGGTCAACCACGAGGTCCCTTCTCAGGAGGAAGTCGACGACGCTACGAACAACCTTTCCGATGGTGCTTCCGGGGGTTCTATCTCCGGTGACACAGCAGACATGGAGACTGTCTTCACAGCCGCTCTCTTTGGACCACGGGAAAACCGTATCAACGTTGTCAACATTGCTCGCGAAGGATTGGGACTCGACCCCGTCGAGTACCTGGTGAACTCTCCGCTTCCACATCAGGGAGTATTCGACGACGCTATGGCAGATCTAGAAGCACTTCTGTAATTCATTGGGTCCCGACTATTCGTCGGGACCCATCCAAGCTTCCCTCGCTCCGTTTCCCGGTTGCGGGGCGAGGGTTTCATAACCGGAGTAACTATGGCTAAGTGTGAAACCTGTGGAACCACAGGGCTAAGAATTAGAAAAGACGGTGACATGTCGCGACACGACTGCGTCACCGTTCCGGAAGACAACCACGACATCGGTGATCTGATTCCAACTGGGACTGAAGCAGCAAACCTTTCTGGTGAGGCAGAGGTCGTTCAGACTTTGGACTCGTACGCGCCTGTATCTGTTGAAGCAGGCGAAGGTGTGATCACCCCAAAGATGATCGACATGGATCAACTAATTGGAATCCCACAGGACGAAGACGTACCCGTGGTTGAAGAAGAGATCCCTAAGACACCGAAGAAGAACTTCTATAAGTTCACGCTGACCGTGTCTCATACATGCAACTATCTGAACAGTACCTCATGGCACCAGTCTAACGCAGGTCTTGCAGCTTCTAGAGCAGTTGCGGCGGGGCACTCACCTGACGGTG